CTGAAAAGTCTTTTCCTTCAACTATCGCCTCTATATTGGCTCCGTTTCTAAAAAAAGTTCCACTGCTAAAGCTAGATGCAAAGCCCTTCATAAAATCATTCATTTTGTCTCCAAACTTTCTAATTCAGCCCAGGATGCGCCTTTGTTAAACTCTTTGTCGATCATGTCTTTAGGAAAATGCATTGGAAGGCCCTCGAAAGTATCTTTTTTACTCATTACAAGGCTTTCGTCCATTGCATCGTAAATATTTTGAACTAATAGCTGGGCCTCAAGTGATAACTTACCAAAGTTTGTTGGATCATAGAATTCGCTTGAATCCCAAGACTCTTCACCTCTTTCAACTGCCCTAGCTACTGATAAGCTCATTTTTTAGGCTTTCTGCCCCGTTTAGGCTTTGGATCGTTATCAATTACGGGATTATGCATTGCCAGCTTTGCGTTAAACTCTTCAATTTGCTCCGATGTTTCTGCTTGCTCAAAGCTATAAGCCTTATCCAGGTGATCTGCTTTAAACTCTTGTAGGCTCAAAAGGTCAATAAGGGTTTCAAGGCTTTTAGGGCTTAAATGACCAAAGCTCCCTTCCCTAGCTTCCTCGACTTTAGTTTCATATTTTTTAAGAGCCCAGGATTTCAGTGCTTTTAAATCAGGCTTTTTCCCAAGTCGTTCTTCAAATGACTTGGAATGCATCTCAAGCACTGCCTCAAGTTCCTCTCGGCTTTTATCCCTATAGATCATCGATTAAATCCTTTTAATAATGTTTATGACTATAGCCTAGCAAGGCTTTGTAAATAATGCAATAGGGCTAAATGCAGCTTGCAGTTTGTTTAGTTTGTGTTTACATTGTGTTTATAGCAAGGCGGTTTACATGAGAAATTATCAAGTACAAAACGTATACAATATTCCACTTAAGACTTTATTAGCGATTAAAGAAAATGGTTTTCGATCAAAAGATTGCACTGTCGACTATTGTCCTTTTGAAGTTGATTTAAGAATTATTGAGCTACAAGAATCAAAAGCTACAAAACAAATGATGACTCAAGCTGAATCTGACGCAATCGACTATCAATTACTTGCTCTTTTAGAATCACACTGCCCAGGCCAATACCTTTTAAACCTTATTGATAACGCTTTAATGCAAGAAATTACAATGCCTTATGGTGACGAATGCCAATATGACGCCGTGGCGGAAGTTAGTTTAAAAGATAATAAAATTGTTATCGATTACGAGTCTGCAACCTTGCATCACCAAGACGGAATAATGGGGCCTTTTGAGTATTGGAAATTTAGAACTGAGCTTTACTTCAAAGTTGAGTTTATTACCGCAATGTTTAACGATTATAAAAAAACAAAAGAAAAGGCCGTGGGATGCTTATAAAATCCCACAAACTTCATTATTCACCCCTAAATGCCTTTAAAACCGCCTGCAATATCTATACTGGCAACAAAGTCGTCTGTGTGACCAACCTTCGGGCCAAGGTAACTTGTAAAAATTGCCTTAAAGTCATGCAGCCAATTAAAATACTGGACACAGCAAAGTAAACAAATTAGTTTAGTCTTTATCGGAGGCATTATGAGACATTTCGCACAAGAATTAGAATTTAACTTTGAATCGGACGAGCTTTCTATTGATCAAAAAGTATGCAGGCTTGTTCAGGTCCGCTTTTTGGCTGAAGACAACGGCAGTCAGATGCTTTTAGATGCTTGGTGCCCAGAGACACAAACAGAGCTCGACATCATGGATTTTCCGGCTGCTGAAGTTAAGCGAATGGAAAAAATGGCTCAATCAACTTATGAGAAATGGGTTAGCAGATGTTCATAACAGTAGAATTTAAATCAAAAGCCTTAAATCAAACCTTTCTGGTTACTGCTGAGGTCGATGGCTCTGTTTCTATTGAATCAGTAAGGGCCCTAGGTTTAAACGAAACTCTTTCTGAGATGATTTTCCCGCTTGATGAAAGAAAAGAGCTCAGAGAGCTTATAGACGACGAATATCTGCATTTAAAATACTCTAGGAGTCGATAATGGAATTCATTTTAGCCGGTCTTGCTATTGTAATCGTTCTTAGGTTTTTACCGATTGTCTTAATTTTAGGCTTTTACGGATTCTTTATTTTTTGGATTGCTGTCATAATTGCGGCTTTTGGCGGCAGATAGCTTATTGACACCCCACGCATTTTAGTCTGTAATTTTTGCATGATTAAAATGCGCAGCCTTGAAATGCACGAGACCCCATACAACGAATCAAAGCCGAAAAAGAAGCATAAGCTTTATGGGTATTGCTCAAGCTTTAAATGCGTCTTTCAAGAACGTGGTAAAGAGGTCGATAAGGGCGAAGGCAATTGGCGCATGGTCTCAACGAATGTCCATGATGTTTATTGCGGGCACTGCGGTAATGCCATTTACTGGTCTAAGCGCATAAAATAAATCAAATTGCCAAATTAGTTTATTGTATTTAATACTTGCCCTAGAAAAAAAGAAACCCTTGCTAGGTGCAAGGGCAAAAACCGAGATTTCTGTTGAATCCAGACAGTCAAGGTTTTAGCCCAAAATCCCGGTAAGGTCAACATTTACTGAGGGGTAAAATGAAAAATACGATTTATAAAATCACCATAACAAACTGGAAAAAATACAACGAAAACATAAAATCTGGGCATAAAAGGATCTTGGTTTCCACTGGTTTTTTGAGCGATGCAAAGATCAGAACTTTGAGCCCAGTCACCAAGTTGTTATACCTAAGTTGTCTGCTTGTCGCAGGAGAGTCAACACGAAGTCAGATCGAAGTCAGTCACGACTCACTTGTGTTTCAATCTGGAGTCAAGTCAGGGTCACTTCAAAGTCAACTCGATCAGCTCCAGTCATTACAGCTACTTACATACGAAAAAATTGATCCCCTTATTAATAGAATAGAAAAGAAAAGAATAGAAAAGAAAAGAAGTTCCAGCGAGGTCAAAACTCAAGAGCCCGCTGACAAGGATTTAAACCGCAAAATTTGGGATTCTTACAAAGCAGCGTATTTGCTTCGCTACAAAGTTGAACCTGTCAGCAATGCCTCGGTTAATTCAAAGATTTCCCAACTCGCAAAGCGACTTGGGGCTGAGGCTGTGGATGTTATTAATTTTTATTTAACGCACAACGACTCGTTTTATTTGAAAAATTTACACTCCGTTGGGCATTGTCTTGCAAACGCAGAAAGTCTTAGGACACAAATGCTTAGGGGAAAAGCCGTTACTGGGAAAGACGTTCAAGAGTTTGAAAAGCAAAACTCTTTTGCCGAGCAAATGAATCGAATGGGGGGGCAAAACACATGAGTCGAGCAATAAAATTAAAATGGGTGACTCTTTGCGCGTATTTCCAAAAGCAACTCCCAGACGTGGTTATCGAAATGTATTTTCAAGACGTGTCTGACCTACCAGAAAGCGATGTTTTAAACGCATTAGACACATGGCGCTTAAATCCAAAAAATCGAAGCGTACCTTTGCCTTCCCAGATCCGGGACATGATTGATCCTGTAAGCTTTGACGAGGATTCTGTTGCCCGAGAAACTATTGCCAGCATTTTGCAGGCCATTGACAAGTTTGGATACGCATCGCCAGATTTAGCAAAAGAATTTATTGGGTCTCTTGGCTGGTCTGTGGTTCGCGTTTACGGAGGCTGGGAAAGTCTTTGCAGGTCTTTGGGTGACACAATTTCTTTAGATACTTTTAACGCTCAAGCCAGGGAATTGGTAAAATCTAGGGCAAAATATGGCGATTCCATAATGGATTACGCAAAACAGCTAGAATATGGCCAAAAAAATCAGGAATATTCACAAATCGGGCAGCTACAAAAGCTTTTACAAATTAAAACGATTGAATAAAAACTCGCAAAAATAATGGTCCTGCGTCAGAATCTTAAATAATCTTAAATTAAGTACAAATTAACCCCCTTGTTGTTCAGGATTTAAACAGGGGGTGCTTATTGAAAAACGACTGCATACTTGTTTGGCCGGATTTTCACGCTCCCTATCAGCACAGAGACGCTATTTCGTTTTTAAAGGCCGTAAAAGCCAAGTATAAGCCAACCAGGGTTATCTCACTGGGTGATGAGTGTGACCTACACAGCGTTTCGATGCATGACCATGATCCAGACCTGCCAAGCCCAGGTGATGAGCTAGAAATGATTAAGCGGGCTCTGAAGCAGCTTTACACTCTATTCCCGCAAGTTGATGTCTTAGAATCAAATCATGGCTCTTTGTTTTACCGTAGGGCTAAAAAGTTTGGCCTTCCTAAAAAAGTCATGAAGACTTATCAGGAAATTCTTGAGGCTCCTAACGGGTGGAGATGGCATCATGATCTCACGATCACATTACCGGACGGAAGTCCCCTGTATTTGTGCCATGGGCAGTCTAGCGATGTGCTTAAAAACTCTAAAAATAAGTCCATGCATTATATCCAAGGCCATCATCATTCAAAATACGAAATAAGGTACTGGGCTAATAGCCTTCAGCTTTATTGGGGAGTGACCGGAGGCTGCCTTATTGACCATAAAGCCATGGCCTTTGACTACGGAAAGCTTGCGCTTGAAAAGCCAATTTTGGGCTGCACAATTATCAAAAACTCGCATCCCATACTTGTCCCTATGATTTTAGACAAGCGTGGCCGGTGGATAAAGAGGCTGGCATGAAAAAGCTTATTGGCTCTGTGGTAATCTTTGGGCAAAAGTGGAAAATATATGAGCACAAAGACTTGCCAGACAATATTAACGGCTATTGTTATCCGCATGAAAAGGTAATTCACATTAGGCATGGGCTTGATAAGGCCACATTTCGTAAAATTTACATTCACGAGCTCGTGCATTCAGCTCTTTGCGAAATGGAATTTTTTGTCACTGGAATGGATGGCCAAGCCGAAGAAATCCTTGTTAATCAGCTTGCCATTATTATTTCTAAAAATTTTGACACAATAGCAAAACACCTTAAATAAATTTCTTTACAAACTAAACAAAGCCTGTATTTTGTTTTAAACAAAGGCAGGTATATATGAAATTTAAAGAATACGGCGTAATCGCACGGGCCGCTAGGCTTAAGCTAGGTCTTACGCAAAAACAAATTGCAGACAGCTTCGGCTGGACTACTCCGCAGTTTGTATCAAACATTGAATCGGGCAAATCCTTTTATCCAGCGCATTGCTTGGCAATTTTTCCAAAGGCAACGGCCCGTAAATTAAGTGACTGCGAGATCCGATTACAAATCAAACGATATAAGGAGAGAAAAAATGAAGTACAAAAAGCATAACTACTATAATGAAGCGATCAACTTTTTTAAAAATCACCAAGGTATTTTAGACGCCTTGGAAAGCATTAATGAAAAAAACAAGGCCTATTACCTTCGTACAATCAATAAGGGCGTTATTGGTTATTCGATTTTTGAAAGACTAAAGCTTGCCTCTAGGCTTCAAAGAGTAACTGGCGAAGGTGCCCAAAGAGTTCAGGTCGCCGCAAATCACAGCAAGGATATGGAAAATCTGGTAATTGCGTCCAATTTGCCAGCCTCTCAAAAAATCGAAATGCTGAAAGTGCTTTGGAATGTTTGATCCGAATTACCCGTCAATTTTAATTAGCAACCAAAGGCACGACTCTGACAGCGCAAACCACACGGCGTATTATTATTTTATGCGGCAGATTTTAGGACACAAAGAGGATTTGCCGCTTTACCTTTACGTTGACGAACACACTGGTCTTTTTAAAAGACACCCTGACCGTGAGGTTAATAGTTTTACAAGGGATCAGTTTACGCCTTTTCTGGGTTTTTGCTCATTGTTTTTGGTAAAGCCCACTTCTTTTTGGGATGTAAATGACTTTTATCAGCTTGTGCTTTTGAATAATGGCTTTTTCTTTAATGAAGTTCAAAGCAACGGTGATAAAAAACCTTGGTATGACCGAGACTGGTTAGACTTTCAGACTCGCTCGCTTTACTACCGCATGATAAGCACTGATGGCCGCAAGGCGATGAGATATATGCATTATGTGGGCGATCTTAACCTTTGGCTGAACATCCTTTACAAGGACCGCTTTAAGCCCGATCACAATGCAGATGAAAACATTCATATTCACTTAATTGTGGCCCGAGTAAAGCATCCGACTTTCTTGGCAAAATGGGCTTGGAATTATTATTTTTACAAGACCAAAAAACCATGGCAAAAAAAGATCTTTGATTTTTTTGACCGAAATGGAACTTATTACCCTGAACTTGTTGAGCCGGCCATTGAGGCGATGGATTTGCTTTTGAAGAGGTATAAATGAAAACAACTCTACCAATTATAATTCAAATGGCCAAAACGGGAAAGGTTTTTGAATACAGGAAAATTGACACAGAAAATTGGCTACATTCAGACTCGATTCACGGTGCTCAAAGGTGGAACACAGAATCTATTATGGCTGATTGGGAAATCAGGGAAATTCAAGAGCCATTAAAGTTTGAAACAAAGATTAGAACCCTTGCAATGTATGACACAGAAAGATGCCAAATTTTATTTCATTTAGATAAAAAATATGAAGGAAAGCTTTTTGATCTTGTTTTAACGGAAATTAAAGAATGAAAACAACTACTTTAAAAGAACTTATTGCAAAAGCCAAAGCGGGCGAAAAGTTTAATGCAAAAGGCTATTATGATGACACTTATGAAGTTAATCAAAATCATGACTACTTTAGCGAAGTAAGCTCATGGTATTATAAAAGCGTTTTGGCTCGCTGGACTTACGAAGAAATCAGAGAGCCTTTGAAAATTGAAATTGATACTTATTGGGTAATGGCAAGTGACGGCTATGTTAGACCTATTGGAGATCAAGCGGACGTTCTGCAAAAGCAAGGCGTTATCGGCAAAAAATTTAAAATGGTTTTAACTGAGATAAAAAGCGAGGGGTCGGATGGAAATTAAGACTGCAAAAAAGATTAACTGCAAGTATGTAAGGCTCCACGCCAAAATCAGAGACGACGGAACTTACGTTTTTTTGGATGAAAACAAAAAAGAAATCTTTGAAAAAGAAGGCTATGTCCCAGGCTTTTTTCCTTATGGCGAGGATGGAAAGGGCAGTCATTATGGCGACTATTTAGACCTCTGGATTGATATTGATACTGGTCAGATGGTTAATTGGAAAAAGAACATCAAGCCCGAAGAAATAGAGGCCCAAGATGGCGAATAAGGAAATAGCCAACATCCCCTTAATCTGGCATATTTCTTGTGTTGGAGACATTGCGGATGGCTCAGATAGGTTCGTTGTTGCTGGTCCTTGGCAACCAACCGAAGAACTAAAGCCTATTCGTGTGATTGAATACTCTGCTTTTAAATCCCTCCAGCAAGAAAACCAGCGCCTCAAAGAGAGGCTTGAGGACGCGGTTGAGACGATAATAAAAATGCAAAACAAGGTAAAACCTTGGATGAGCCCGCATAGCTTAATGGGTCAGGAAATTACAGAGTCTTACAATTTAGGCGCAAGTTTCTTGTCGAAAAATCCAAACGAATTTAACGCCTATTTAGAAAAGTATGGGGTGACGAAGTGAAATCATGGCTTAGATTTTTTCTTCAATGGACTTGCAAGCACGAGATCATTACAACAAAGTCTCGGGCTCATTGGCAATGCAATCATGAAAACCAAATAAAAGTAGTGTGCAAAATTTGTGGAAAATCCTGGTATGAGCTAGGGAGGAACATCGCTTTAAAATGGTCTCGGGAAAAATCTTGCTATTGTGAATATGAAAAATAGAAAGCATGGGGTGAAGTGATGAAAGACAGAAGAGATTTAAAGCCAGATGCGCAAGCTTGCGACAAGATCATTATTGAAACAGTTCCAAGATTCAAAGAAAGTGAAATGTCGGGCGATGAATGGCGCATTTCTGCAAGAATACAGTTTTGGCGTAAGGGTGTTTTAATAAAAGAGGAATACGCATCTAATATCGAATATGCAGTTAGGCTTTTAGATCACAAGTTTATCCAATTTGCAGAGGGTGGCGGAGCTTATTATGCTGGCGAAAATGATATTTGTGACCAAGAGGGTTGCGATCAACTGGCTCAAGTTATTGCCAAGAAAAAATTTGATTACTGCCGAGAGGGTCATAAATCCGAAAGCCCTTCAAGCGCCTATCGAATGTTTTGCAAAAAGCATAAGAACAGAGGCGATTGCGGCTTGGATGATTCAAACCAAAATTATGAATTTGTAAATTACATAGGACAGCAAAGTGAAAAAAATCCATAAGATGAGCCGCATGTACTCTGCATTTTTTGGCTGGGTAGTTAGGCCAATATGCAAAGTTGACAACCGAGGCTCTTACAAAGGCTCAACTCGATGGGATACTGTTACTTGCGTTAATTGTTTAAAAAAGCATGGGGTGACGAAGTGAAATTTCAAATTAAAAACAGATATTCTGGTGAATTGATAATTGAGGTTGAGGCAGAAAATTGGAGATTTGCGGTTGAGTTGGCAATAAAACAAAAAGCGAACCTTAGTTCTGCGAACCTTAGTTCTGCGAACCTTCGCTCTGCGGACCTTAGTTCTGCGAACCTTCGCTCTGCGGACCTTAGCTATGCGAACCTTAGCTATGCGGACCTTAGCTATGCGAACCTTAGCTCTGCGGACCTTAGCTATGCGAACCTTCGCTCTGCGAACCTTCGCTCTGCGAACCTTAGCTCTGCGAACCTTCGCTCTGCGAACCTTAGCTCTGCGAACCTTAGCTATGCGAACCTTAGCTATGCGGACCTTTTAAATACTAAAGGAATGAAATATCTTCCAATTCAAATAGTAAATATGAAATATTTTGCCACAATTTTTGACGATTATGTCCAATGGGGATGTCGTAAATTTACTTTTGACCAATTGAAATCTCTTGAGTTTAAAGATTTAAAAACACAGTGGGATGAACCGGAGTTTAAGCTAAACAAAAAAATCTTGACGGAATCTATTAGGTATTATCGAGAAAAGCATGGGGTGAAGTGATGACAGTTAGTGAACTAATCAAGTTTTTACAAAAGCAGCCTCAAGACTTAATGGTTTTTGCGCATTATGACGGCGATGCTCGGACGATAATTGATTGCGCATACATAAAGGAAGTTGATTATTATAGCGAAGAAAAAGGTTACTCAGTTTTAAAAATGGGCCTTGTATTGGCTGAAAAAAAAGATTGTTACAATGGCGAAACAATAATTGAGGAAACTAATGGACCTTCCTAGCGGCAAAACAAAGGCATAACTTTTTTAAAAAGGGAAAAATGATTAATCTGCCAGCAATTAAACTTTACGTCGAAAAGCATTATTTAACAAACGGAGTCGAAGCTGGCTTGGTCGAAGCCTATTTAATGGGCGCAGATTGCAGAAACGGTGAAGCAATCCGCTGGACGGTTTACTTAGCAAGTGGCGCAGTTTGGTCGGGACTGCCTTGTGAGGCTTTGTGGTTTTACGAAGAAAAAGAGGCATGGCTAGACAATGAGGTTTTGCAGCCATATACCTGCCTCTAAGGCCCAGCTTCAATTATTGAGTACGACCTCTTAAAAGACGCCACAGTCGACGTTCAGGGCCTTGGGTCTGGACAGTACCTATTTACGATCAACTATCAAGGGAGGGGCCTTGCCAGCGATCCAGAACAGCACAAAACTCATAACATCATTGCGCTTAGTTCAGGTCAAATTTGCGCAATGCCGAACAATTTTATCAAAGTTCAAGAAACCTGGTTTAAATCTGATAAAGAATCGACCCAAAAATATAAAAGGCCGAGCACACGCTATTACGCAGGTGGATAGCATTGACCTTATGGTTTTTTTGACAGTAGCGTTTGTCTTTGGCATCTTTGCAGGCAACCTACTCACAATTAAACTTTTGAGGCTTTGATGACCGGCAAACAAAAAATGGAAATCTTTATTAAATCTTGGAGAGAAGGCTGGTCTCGGCCTATTTGCCTTCGCCACTCTCGAATGACTGCCACTGACCTAAATATCATGCTGCAAAAACCGGAATACGAAAACCTGGGCATTGAGATTTACAAAAGAGGCATTAGCAAACAGGTAAAGACTTCGATATATAAAAAAGACAAGACGTTTCATCCGCTTATGGAAAAATATTTATCCGTTGACATAAAGATAAACAATAAATAAACAGGTCTCTCTTAACAAGAGAGGACTTTTATGCATGGGTTTGGACCTGTTCCTGACAGAGAAAATAAGATTGTTTGTTCGCCTTCGGCTTTAATTAAATTTATTGAATGCCCTTCGATTTACGAATGGGAATACATTAAAAAGCGAAAGAAAACGACTGCCGCAATGGAGCTAGGCACTGCTATTCATGAGGCTATCTTAGAGCCCGAGTTATTTGCTTCAAAATACACTTTCCACCCGAGCAACATCCCTGATTATTCTGCTGAAGAACTAAAGGCTATGGCAAAAGAATTAGGTCTAAAGACCAACGGCACAAAAGCAGATCTTGCTAAAAGCATTAAAGAAGTGCAGCCAGAATTCGATTGTCAGTCGCTTTTTGACCCGCAAGGGAAAATTGTTTTGACTGAAGAAAAGTCTTTAATGATCCAAACTATTGTCGAAAACGTCAAAAAGACCCTTATGTTTTCTAAGATTATTTGGCCCGCTGAAAAAGAGGCGCTTTGCTACTTTACCCATGAGACCGGCGTCACTGTTAGTTTTAAAACCGATGCTTATCTTGTAAACGATAAAATCGGAATCGTCTTAGATGTTAAAACCGCAGCCGATGGAAGCATTAGAAAGTTTGAGCGGGACCATTACGACACAGGCCGGGACATTCAAGCTGCGCTTTACTTGGAAGGAATGAGCCAAGTCTTAGGACGACCAGTAGAAAACTTTTGTTGGCTTGTGGCTGAAACTACGGCTCCTTACAGAGTTTTTGAAGTCGCTCCAGATAGCGGAATGCTGGACTTTGGCAAAAGCCGGGCAAAAAAAGCTTTACTTGAGTTTAAAGAGCGTTTTGAGGCAAAAGATTGGTCTCAAAGACAAAAAGGAATTATTCAAACTTCAATGCCAGCATGGGCTTGGGAAAAAGAGGACATTTTATGAGTGAAGTCTGGCTAGGCCATAAGCAGCATTTTGTTTGTGCAAAAGATTGTTTCTTTGCGCTAGCAACGTATTTGCCAGAAAAACACGTTATTGTTTCAACGATTGGCGAATATTATTACAACAACGAAAAACAAGATATTGGCTTTGGAAGGCACTACGAAACAATGGTATTTAAAACTTCAGAGAACATTTTAAAATGCGGCTGCCCTGAAATTTCTGATTATATAGAAATTGATTTGCAAGGTTATAACACCGCACAAGAAGCGCAAAACGGACACATGGAGATGATAAAAAAATGGAAGTTGTAACACCCGAAGAAATAGAAAAGATCACAAAAGAAGTTAAAGTCATGCAGTCCGATATGGATTTAGACGTTAGCGGCGAAATACAGGCTGAAACGATCCAGCAGCTTGCTAAGGCGGTTAAATCCTACAGAGCCGCAGGACTTATCCCTCAGCACTTAAAAACCGATGGCGAGGCTGTGGGGGCCATTCTTTTTGCAAAGCAACTGCAATTACCAGCTTTATCGGCCCTAGGACAGATTGCCTGCATCCACGGCAAGTTTTCGGTCTTTGGCTCGCTGTTTACGGCTTTAGCACAGCGTGATCCTGATTTTGGTTATGACGAAGTGTTTTACATTAACGAAGAAGGTAAAAAGATTTGTTATGACAATGGGAACTTAAAAGACCCAGCCTGGGGATGTATCGTGCGCACCCAGCGAAAAGGCTCGCCGTTTGTTAATGAATATTCATTCACAATGGATGAAGCCAAAAAAGCCAATTTAATCCGCAATGTTTGGAACACTTACCCGAAGGCCCTCTTGTTCGCAAAGGCTATTGCAAGGTCATATCGAGGCAACTACTCGGCTGCGCTTAATGGGGTCCACTTGTATGACGATTTAAAATCAACCTGGGAACCTGAAGAAAAAGAAGTAGGCAATAACGCCGACACGCTTAAAAGCTTTTTGGAAGAATAATGCAAAAACCCCAGCGCACCAAAGATCGAAAGCTTTTGGATTCTTTTAAGAATTTAAGGTGCATTATCTGCGGAGCGCATGGCGCTGTTGGGCATCACATTCAAACAAAAGGGGCTTCAGGGCCTGACGAGCCATGGAATTTAATGCCTCTTTGCGGCTTAGATCATAACAGGGTCCACGCAATGGGATTAACAAGCTTTACAGAAAAGTATTTACAGGCCAGGCTATGGCTGGAAAGTAACGGGTGGCAATATGACCAATTTAGAAAAAAGTGGCAGCACAATGATTAAAGTTACAACAAGAGACATCAAAGAATACGGAATGAACCTTTTTGGAGCTTTTGTGGAAACCGAAGCAATCCATTCAATGGAAACTGACAAGGTAACAATTAAGCTTGTTTTTAACAACACTGTCTATCAGCTTGAGGCCGATTTTAATGATTTTTTGACTGAGGCAGGATGCGCTAACGCATGGGGAACCCTTTTAATGCGCTGTCTTTTAAACCACGAAAAAGGCACCAAAACAATTCAGGGATCGGCTGAGGACATCCAAAAGATTATGGAAGGGAAAGGGTAATGATTTTAAAAATATGGAATAAGGGGGTTTTGTGGGTTTGATTGGTTGGATTTATTTAAGCGAAATCGTTGATTCGGTTTCTTTAATATCATTAATTTTATTTATAATTTTATTATTTTTTTGCATTGTTGGCTACTGTGCAGCTTCAGACAATGATTTAAAAGATGAAGGGAAAAAATTACTAAAAAGATTTTCAGTGGGATGCTTTGTATCAATGTTTATTTTTGTAGTAACCCCATCTCAAAAAGCAGTTTACGCAATGATGGCCATAAGTTTTGGACAAAAGGCAATCGAATCAAAAGAGTTTCAAGTTTTGCATGAAAAGGCTTTCAGACTACTTGAAATTAAGATTGATGAGGTTTTAGAAGGCAAGGACAAGTAATGACACACGAACAAGTATTGTATTGGGTTCAAGGATTTATTGCTGGAAAAACAGATTTAAATTTTGCTGATACTAACCATGTTAGGCACTTCTTAGAAACTCACTTCAGCCCTAACGGCGGCGCAAAAGAAGAAACTTGCATAGAGCTAAAAGGACAAACTTTTAAGGCCCCACTTGGCATTTATGAGACTGTCTTACACGTAAACGGCCAAACCTTTTACAGCAAGCCTTGGAAAGCCTACTAATCCCACTGAATCGGAACAACTTTTTTAACCTTTTTTCCGCCCTCTTGGGTCTCCATTAGGGCTTTTTTCGGCAGGCGTTCGATCATTCCTTTTTGTGATCCGCTTGAAATCCACTCTGCATGGGCCTCGGCTAATTGCTCTGGGGTCGATACGACCGCAACAAATGCCACATGAATAAATCTGCGAAGGAAAAGATATTGGGACCAGCGAACCACGTCTTCAGTGGCATCGACTTTGATTTCGACGGCTGTTAAGTTGCCATACCGATCACAGCCCAAAATATCACTTTGACCGATTGGAAGCCCTGGGTTTTTTGTGTACCTGCCAGCCTTAGCGCTATAAGAGCCCTTAGAGTCGTAATTGTTGACGATCCAGCCTTGCGATAAGCACCAAGAAAGAACTTGGGCTTGATTGATTTTTTCGGTTTTTTTATTTTTTGTCGATGCCCGCATTTTGTAGTGCCTTGTTACTTTTGACCCGCCACATCAGGTGGCCCATAACGAAGCCAAGGGCAAATGTCATTGCTGGATATTCGTATGAAAGTTCAATAATAATTTGCGAGATAGTGCTTTCGGTGCCGCCAGCCAAGATTGCGTAAATGTCCCATGCTAGGATTGCAAAAACAGTCACTGCCATAAAAATCATAGTTTTAGTTCTCATTTTGCCGCCTTTATTTTTGCTCGTAGCTGATCCATAGTCATTGAAAGCGCCCCGCCAGGATCATTTTTTCGCCAAGACCCAATTCCCTTTTTGCCTGAAACTTCATGATGTCCCAAGATTAAATCAGGATTAAATTTTGAATTGTTAGTTTTAAGCCACGTTAAAAGCTCGACAAGCGATTTCTCTTGAGCCTCGGTAAACTTCTTGTAATTACCTGTTGGACAGCCGTAAGCCGCTTCAGTGACGTATCTGACCTCATTTTCGGGGTAAGTAACTCCGAACCATGATTTTCTGTTTTTATCTAATTCGCCAGCGCAAGCGACTTCAATCCCGACAAGCTTTGTTGACACGCTTGAGCCAAGGCTAGGCCATTTTGAAACACCAGCGTGAGATCCCCATTCATTTAAGGGAAAACCCTGATACACAATCCCAGTCGGGCCAATAACAAAAAAGGTATAACCCTCATCGCAGCCCCAAGAATAGGTGCCTAAAGCGTCTTGCTCTGTTTTATCTCGGCCAGCAGTAAAATGCACCACAGCCCCTTGTGGATACCCGCCAGAATAAAGACCACGAGTAGGCATCTTGCGAGCGGGCTTTACAGCTTTTGGATACCACAAAAGACCTTTTGCTCCTGCAACAGATGTTCCCACGGAAATTGGCTTTTGCTCCACAGGCTTTCTCCTAAATAAGTTTTTAAACCATTGAACTATCGACATCTCTTTTCAGCCATTTCTTTTAATGTCTGGACATAAGCTTGGTATTTTTCAAAAGTTTTAAGAGGCATTACATGGGCTTTTTGAATTTCTGGGTCATCGACAGCATAAAATTGGCGAGATTCTGGGTACTTTAAGCCATTACAGTAAAAGCCCGTATCTTTGCCAGATTCGTCGTAAAAGTAAGTGCAGGCCCATCCAGCCGGTTTGTCTGGAAGTCCTTCCATACAGCCGGTTAAAAGCAAACTAAGGCATATTGCGAGTTTTGTCTTCATTGGCCTTCCAAACGTCTTCAGCGGTTTTAGCTTCTTCGATTTTATCAATAGCAGCGGTTTGCTCTTCTTTAGCCTTGGCATGACGCTTGTTTTGGTAGTCCTCCCAAAGCTGTTTGAGCTGCGCAAGCAGGCCAAACAAAGTTGGAAGGAGCTTTATCAGCTCCCACAACTTTGTCATAAATTAAGCCTTTGCTTCTTTAATTGATGCAACTAGGTCATAAACCTTTTCAACAACAAGCTTTGCTTCTTCAAGAGTAAGTCCTTTGATTTCCTCTTCGATAAGCTCAAGACCTTTTACTGCTTCAGCAATTTTACCAACCTGAGCGCCAAGCTCAACTAAGTGAGTTAAATCGTCTGCGCCTACTTTGCCGTCTTTAGCGATTTTAACGCCTGCAACTGCAACAATTTTTACCGCGTCCAAAACTTCTGATAATTCCTTGATTCCTTCTACTGACATTTTATTGCCCTCCTTGGGTTTTTTCGTATTTGTATCTGTCCATTGGTGACATTATGGATTGTTGCATACCAAGTGGGGCAGCAAAAGGGATATTTTGTGCCTTTGGCGCAAGAGGCCCAAGGGCCTTGTTAACTGCGTTTGTAACAATGTTTCCGCCACCCGCAACTGCAGATAAAGTTGAATCCACAGCTGGCTGAATTGTATCGGTCAGCATTGTAAAAACGCCGGTTCCGCGCTGAGTAGATAAATCTCCAGCAAGGCGGCTATCTAAAACGTCCTCAACATATTTTGCTAACTGATATTCTTTGTTAAATTGCTTTAATTGAGCGCCAAGCTGCGGAGCTTCTTTTGCAAGCCCCTCAATTGCGCTTTCAATTTCCGAAGAAATAATTCTCTCGGTATTTGCCCAAGCTTTTTCGGAATCAGCAATACCGGAGCCCTGTTTTGCGGCGTTTTTTGAGTATTTTGCAAGCTTTGCAACGGCCATTTTTATGTCGTGAAGGTCAGTAATATCAGGAACGCCAGTGCCGAACGTATCTTGCATTTCGTCAAAATATTCAGCAATTGCGCTTTTTATTTTTCCCTTGTCTTTTGAAGACTTCATTTCAATGTCAACGGCAGCCAATGCTTTATTTTTAATATCTAATAATCGATCTCTGCCAATTGTGTAGCTGGTTTCAGCCATGCTATGCATTTTATCTTGAGCAATCTTTGAGGCATTTTCATAAACCTCGGAAAGCTTCATACCAACATTTCGACGAACGTCCGGCGCAACGGCCTGCATTGTTTCGACTGTCGATCCAGCTTTTAAAATTCCCTGAGATTTTGCAAAATTTACAACATTTTCTCGAGTGATGTTTTTTGCACCTTTTTCGCCTTTTAAAGCTTCCATTACGGCTTTTTTTGTAGGCCCCAAGGCAGAAAAACCACGCTCAACTTCATCTGGAATTGGAAGGGAAAGCATGGGAGAAACTGCGCCAATTGCCGCGCCATAACCTGCCATTTTACCACGCTCTTTTAGTTCAAGCTCTGGCGTAGTAAGCTGACCTTCCGCTTCTGGTGTGTCTTGAATTGCACCTGCGGCAGCGCCTAAACCAGCGGCCCTACCAATTTTATTAAAAACTGTAGCTCCCTTAGCTGCGCCAGCAAATGGAATTGCCATAGTTGATAAGGCTCCCGCAGCAGTCCCGGCATAGCCAGACTTTGGATTTACATCTTTTGATAATTCCAAAACCTGATTTAATCGGTCTCTTTCAGAAATGTATTCTGGACTTGTGACCGAGCCAGTTTTTATACCTGCAATAATATTAGGCCCATAGCCCATTGATGCCGTATTTCCAAACTCAGCAGCAAAAGTTCCAAGTTCGCTAAGAGGCTCCACCGCTCCGCCAAGTTCATCGGCAGTGGGCGGAGCAAATAAATCATCTTTTAGTTCTTCTTCGGTAGGCGGTGCAAAAATGTCAACTTCAGCCATTATTTACCAGCCTTTCGCTTTTCAATGATTTGATTGGCCTTTTCATAAGAAAGGTTAAATTTCTTAGCATACTCTGCCACTTTTGGATCTTGACCAGTAGTTTGCGGTTTTGTAGGCGTAGGGTTTGGAGCCGGCACTAAAGCCCTGCCAGGTCCAGAAGCAACGCCAAACATATCTACAGCTCTAGCTCTTGCGTTTTCTTTTCTTTTTGCAACGGTTGCGTTGTCGCCTTTTCTTGTAAAATATTGACCTTCAAAATTACGCCACTCGTGCGATGCAATCGCCGCACCAGATGCAGCTCGGCCAATTGCTTCCAAGAATAAAAGCTCGGCAGCAACTTGTTCTTTTACAAGCTCGGGAATTTCTGGCCCCGCAATGGTTGCAGCAATGTCAGTATATTCGCCTTGCGCCAATTGTTTGAAAAATGGAAAAAACCTGTCAGTTTCAGATGGAAGTGCGCCGACTGCTTTTTTAATTTCTTGCAGCTCTGCATTTGCTTGTCCAGCCATAGCGTAGTTAAAAGCATTTTTTGCTTGGCTCTCCGAAAGAGGTCTATCTTGCTGTCTTTTTGCAGCAGCAGCGGCCATCATTGCAGCTCGCTTATTTGCCATTTCTTGCTTGAATCTTTCTATTTCAGAATCGGCCCCAAGTTTTTCACCAAACTGCTGATCTTTGCTAGTCGCAAGACCAAAATCTTTAATAAAGCCCAAGGTCAGGGAATCAAGTTTTGAAGCATTGTCTTCAATATACTTTTGCATTTCTTGGTCGTCTTTAAACAGATTTCTAAACGCATCAAACTCAAACTTTGCCTTATCTCGCATTTGTCCAGCAACTTTATCGCTCGCATTTGCAGAGGCATTTAAAAGCTGAGATAGGCCAACAAGTCTTTTTGATACTTCTTCTTTTCTTCCTAAAGCGCCTTTTATTTCAGACTCTCTAAATTTTTGGTAAGAATCGGCAGACTGTTCTCCGCCCTTTCCTCCGGCCATGTATCCAGCTTGACCGCCAACCGCAAGACCAGCCAAAGCGGGGCCCAAAGAGGCAATTGCCTGAGCTAAAAGGTTATTTTGAGGAACTTTTATAGAGTCTGATTCCTTTTTTAAAGCATCATACTCACCCTGGTAATCAAACTGAGGACCAGCCGGAGAGCTACGGGCGTATCGATTGATTGAATCTAAAGCCATTTCACGAGCGTCATTTTTTCTTGTCTCAAGAGCTTCAGATCTTGCAATTTCTTCGGCCTGGCGATCCCTACTAATGCTATACCCCTGATTACCAGTGTTAGCTAAAAATTCTGTGGTCGCCCTTGGAGCCATTTCCTCAGTAACTTGGATTGGCCCAGGAATTAAAGCCTGCCCTTTTGTTTCGCTAACGGGCTGAACAGAAATTTGCGGCGCAGACACCCTTTGCTCTAAAGCCTCAAGTTTTGGGTCAACTGACAGCATTCCGTTTAAATTTAAAAATCTTTCTAATTCTGTCATTGTACCCTCTTATAATCCTAAAAAGTCGCCAAATTGCTGAAATAAACCCTTTGGACCTTTGTCTTTTGCAGCAGCGACCTGAGCATCTGCTGCCCGCTGACCAGCTCCGATTTGAGCCATTCCCGCGCCAGTTCCAAGGACTCCAAACTTTTGATTAAATAAGAACTTTTCTAAGTCGCCAGTGCCAGTTCTGATATTCTGGGCCTGATCGAGCATCATTTTTCTTTCTGCATCCGCAGTTTGCCCCATAGCTTTTTGGCGAGCTGCTTGCTGCATTGCCGCCCCCCGGGCTCCGCCTGCACCGCTACGAGCTGCCGCAGACCTAAGTCCTGCTAGTGCTTGATTCTGCTGTCCTGCGATTTCATTTCTGGCAAGGCCACGAAGTGCGCCTAAAGTCTGGCCGTCATATCCTTGAGCAAGGTCTCTGCGCTTTGCGAGAAGTTCTTGCATTTGAGGATCGTCAACAAGTTCACGCTGAGCAAATTGTTTACCGCCGATAAAGTCTTGAGCTAAATTTAAATCAGAAAACGGAACATTTCCGCCGTACTGCTGTTCAAGCTGCGCTCTCTTTTGAGCTTCCGCTGAAGCATTTCGCCTTTGCTGAGAAGCCAATGCGCCTCTTGCGTCATCAATCATTGATCCTGATCCAAAAATCATAAAAACCTCTATTCGATTCTGGTAAGTTTTAAGCTTAAACATCCGCCGCTCAAGCTGCTAGTCGCAATATCTGAGCTGTATTTAAAATAAATCACTGTTCCTGGGTTTACATCTAAAATAACATTTCCTCGTCTATTTGAACGAATAGCGCCAGATCCATCGGTTACAAAATTCAACCCATAAAAAAAGGCCGGATCGCTTGAAGACAAGTTAATCGACATTGCTCGGTTTACAGTCCCAAACAAAGCAAAAAAGCGAGTTTCAATTAAAAGTTTTCCAGTAAATCCAGGCCTAAACTCGCCTGGCCCAATTTCTCCAAACTTTAAAACTGATATTGAGTTAATGTCAGTAAAATCCAAAGGTTGATCTGTCGCAACCGCAGTTCTAACGTTGGCAAAAGTAGTTTTCTGAGTCCAATACCACAAGACATCGTTCACATTTGCCGTTGGCTGGCTTGCCTCTTGAGTATCGTTTATGCGAAGCGCTTCTTCAATAGCAATAAGGTTTTGCCGGTGCTCCCCTTGTAGGTACTCACCAACATTTCCGCCCTTGTACTGCCTTAGTTTTGCTAACCGCCTAAGCTTATTCATTAGTCTTTTGGCTCCCCAAGGTCATAATCTGCCGAGTATTCGAGCTCCCAGCCCTGAATCTTAACTCTTTCTGCCGCCGTATCGTGCGCAAAGCCCACTGATAAAGACGATAGTTTTTCCATATTGGTCTTGATTTCTTTTTTAATAAACTTTTTATTTGCTTCGGCTAAAAAATTAACCGAAATCTCGCCGAGCTGGGTCTGAAGGTAATTTCCAAACTGCCGTACTTTTAATGTGAAATCGCCTTGAATCGAATTGACCCACACTCGGTGAAACTTTTTATCAATCGTAGGGGACTTAAAATTAAGCCAAGCGCTATACGCCCGCATTGGAATTGCAGATTTGTAGTCTGAACAGTCCCAATTCGTTAGCGTGTCCTTGGCTTTCCAGAACCTTGTGCCGTCACTTAAGTAAAATCCATCATCTGCCGAAGCGAGAACAGACTTATAGCCAGGGCTCCATTGATACCAGATGTTCCGAGCATCGCTGTAGTCAAAGGCAAAAGCCGCATTTGAAAGGTAGCAGATATAAACATCACGGCGGGCCCAATTCGCTGCAACCGCAAAGGTCTTTATAATGTCTCCGTTTTGAAATTGATCTGCAATTGGCTTTCCAATGTGAACCGGAAGCCTTCCCGCTACGCAGGCCCAGAATCCTTTATCAGAATCACACCAAATGAGTGACCCCTCAACGTCTTGAATTGATCTATGATCTAGGCAGCCAGCATCCGTTTCGAGTATTTCGAGTACGAGATCGTTTTCGCCTAAAGAGCCCCGCAAAATAGCAGTTGAGCGCTGTTTAAATGCAAAAAGCACGTCTTTATTTTGTTTAATACCTTTGATTTGATCAGAAAAAGTCGTATCAATTCGGTTTTCGAATCGTCCGTCACGAGGAAAGCCTTCTAAATTGTTTTGATCTGCCCAGTAAATTGACTGCGCATCGCAAAGACCGGCCTCGGTATAAATTCTTGATAAGAAAACAGCGTCCCCGTTAATTCCTGAATCAGTAATTGGAAAGTCTGCCCATGAGGGGACAATATCGTCCTTTAAGGTTGTATCTGCGGGCCGTCCGGCTTGAATGATCGTGTCTTGCCAGTCAGTTAGGTACCGGCAGGCTCTTGGAAGCTCTGCCCCAGTGGGATTATCCACAAAGTTTTCGATCAAAAGGGTATCTTGCTGATCGTCTACAAAAGTATAAACCGGGTCCCAAGGATTTGTGAGCGCAGCGCCAAGATCTGACTGGTAAGGAACCGGAAGGTCAATAACCCTATAAAGCACGTCAGGAGCGTTGATTTTTGATCGATAAACCCGAACAAATGCGCCAAATGGCTCTTGCGCAGAGTCTTTTGAAAGGCCGCTTCCGCCAGAAATGTAATCAATTAAATATTTATTTTCAAAAAGAGGCTCAACAAAAGCCGCCCCCACTAAAGTATTATCAATCCATGTTCCAGTAATTGACGGTGTGGCCACAGTAGGAATTGCAGTTTCTAGCGTAATACTTGTTGCGGTCACTGAGCTTACTTTTGCAGCATAATAACCGTAAAACGTAGAAGTTGTTCTTTGATTTCCAGGAGCCCCTAAATTTAAACCATAAACCGGCTGCATAAGGCACATGCCAGCAATAACATTGTGCCCAGAATCAACTGTGATAGTCTGTGGACCTGAAACCGCCGCTTGATTTCCATTAATAATGCAGCTTGCGGCTCCAAAGTCTTTGCCGTAGAGCCAGTCTTTTACGCCCAAAAGTGCAGCGTTATTTGCTCCGCCGGTTGTCGTATGCCGAACTGTGTTTGTGCCGTTTTGCTGAGAGGCATCGACTGCCCCCCAATAAGTAGCCCCAACCGCGTCCCGAAAGCCAAACTGAAACGAATAATAATAAACGCCGTTAGGAAGCGCTGTATTTGTTGTGGTCCCATTAACTACGGAGTTTCCAGAAAGGGTAATGTCTTGAAGCGTATTGGCCTCAAGGCTTTTAGGAACCCCAGCCCTGTAAACCATTTTTCCGTCATACTTTAGCGGAAAGCCGCCAACTGTTAAGTAAATGACGTTGTTTAGGTTAACAAACCCCACACCCTCAAGCGCAAGAGTCGAATCTAAAACCTCAGGAAAAGGAACCGAAGTACCAGCATCAGGAAAAGGCACAATCTCCCAGCTAGTAGCGTAATGAGAACCAGTCTCATTTACAAAAGTGCCCAGAAGGTAAGCTGGAGTCGTATTTAAACCCAAAACAGTATGCGCTATCCCTGCTGTGGTTAAATCTGTGGATAACTGCAAAAGCGTCTTTGTTTCACCAAAAGTAATCGTCGTTGCCCCGACAACAAGACTAAAAGTCACGCCGTCAAAGTAAAGCGAGTGGCTTAAGCTAATTGTTAGGCCATTTTCCTCAAGTCTTCGGTACAGATTTCCGTCACTTCGGACCTGTAAAATTTGAGTCGAAAGCTCGCCTGAATCTGGGTCTGTGAACTTGTATTCAACCTCACCAAGAGAAACATATCCACCCGCATCGATATGCCCAAAGCCGTATCTTTGAGTCAGATCAGCATTGTGATCGACGATGATGTTTTGTGTGCCCTCACGAAGCGATAGCGGGTCCATAGCAAGGCGATTGGTGCGAGTATCCACGCCCTTTGTAGTATACGCCTGGAAAAGTCGATGTGCCATTTATGCCCCTATGTGTCAAATCTCGAGATAATCCGTAGTTATAATCGGAATTAATGTCACGTCTTCAGTGACAAGGCCAAAGCTAGAAACAATCTGTCCTAGAACCCTGGCCATTTCTTCTTTAGCAGGCCGAGACCAGTTTGATGAATCGCCTTCTTTGGCTTCATAAATCATATGCTTTAAAAGGTACTCTTCGCAAGGATCTGGCAGCTCTGGAAGGTTTACAGAATTTTCGCCGACAACAATGTAGTCGCCCGCAGCTATTGACTCGCCAGTGGCAAGAGAAAAACTAGACAGAGTAAAAACACCGCTAGCCACACTGTCATAAACCACATTGCGGGCTTTGAGACGACCATACTTATCCACCACGCAGAGGTAGTTAAATTCGTTAATTTCTGCTTCATCGTAAGAGCTTTCCGCATCGTTTACCTCTAAGGCTGTGAGCGCTCCGCCAACAACGGTCGCAACGTCAATTAAACCAGCCCTTTTTTGTGGGCGATTAGGATACCGGATGTAAGAAATGCGAAGAAAGCCAGATTGAAGCGGGGGCGCTAAATAAAACCCACCCTCTACTGGAACATAAGAAAAAGCAAAACCCACCTCAGAATCAATGCGGTCTTTATCAATTCCCTTAAATAAAGGAATCCAGTCTAATTGACCGTTAGGACTCCACCACATTGTATCGATCGAATATAGGTACTGATCCGAAGGCTGCGAGTAAAACTCTTGCTTTGGAACTATAGGAATAATTTCCTGGGTCTGAAAAAGCTTAGACTTTGCGTTGTTAGCCTCACGAACAAGAGAGTCCTGGGCATTTTTAAGGTACTGAACAAAAACAAACTGCGGAACCCCGCTGTCAGAGTCGAACCTTTCATTGCCAGAGATTTTTCTTGCTGTCGTTATAAGCTGTTCAACGCGTCTCATATTAGCCCATCATTTCTTTTTTCATCTTTGCAATAAATGCCATTTTTTTCATGTCAGCGCCAGAATCCTCAGATTCCTCAGCTTCGTATTCCATTTCTGGCATTTCTTTGTTCATAGCAAGCATTTCAAGCTCTGTGATTTTTTCTTTAATTTCGCCGATCAGTTCTGCCATTTTATCCATCATGATAAAGCCCCTCGCCATACGTTAATAAGTGTTCCAAGCCCCTGAGATTGCCCCTGGGCACGTTGCTTTTCTGCGTCTACTAGCATTTGTCTGCGCTGTGCTTCCTCTTGAGCTTTAGCCTGAAGGTAAGAGTTTAAAAACCCCGCGCCAGCCATGATTCCAGCAGGTCCGTAAGTTTCAAGCCCTGTTTTTTCTGGCGAGCCATAGCCAGTGTTTTCCATTGTGTTAAACATGAATACTCCTTAGCTTTTAGCGACCATTAAAATATTGATGCTTGATGCATTGCCGGTCGTAGCTGCTACAATGGCCCTGGCAAAATCATAGGTAAAATCCGAAACAGAAATAAACGTAGTTCCAGCCCCCGAAACCGCAGTCGCAGTCCCGTTGTTTCCCCAGTTAGTTCCGTCATTTGAATGCTGAAGCTGAACGGTTCCGGCTGAGATAGTTCCCGCAACAGTTGCCTGAAGGCTTAGTGCCTTACGGCCTGAAGTATCAAACTTTCCGGTCGTGTAAGATGAACCGGCAAGCGCCGACTGTCCTAGGTCTTGAAATTTTACTGCACAGCTCATTTATGCCCCTTTTTTACACTGTCTTTAATATATTCAATGTCTTTTTTTATTTCCGCAATGTCGATTATTGCTTGCTCTAGTTTTTCAAGCTTAATTTCTGCACTGCTTGCTTTTGCATCTATGTTAGAAAGCCACAAAACGCCCCCTACCAAGGTCGGGATAAACCCAATGGCCGCAAAAAATGGTATTTTAGTTTTGCTGTCTAGGTCCATAAAGCTCCTTAAAGGCCGATTCTTGCTATTGCAATGCTAGATCCGCCACCTGACAAGTTTGCATCACCGTTTACCGTAATTGATGTTGAAGATCTGACTGTAATAAAATCACCAGAAATTAACTGAATTAGAGTGGAGTTTCCAGTAGCGTTGTTGGCGTCCGCGCCGCCCAAAAGCTTATATAAACTTCCGTTTTTATAAATGCGCACGTTTGAAGCACCTTGAACATTGTAAGCTACTGCCACTTTATAAAGACCAGTCGCTGGCGCCGTAAATCTTCCTGTAGAAGTATTCCAAGCGCCATGCGTATCAAACTCTCGAGAGTTAAATAAGATATCGGTCACGTTTGCTGTAACCGCAGTAACCGCAGAAAGCCAATAACTCGCCGCAATCGTCTCAGTCGCCGCAATAGCTGAGGGGCCTGTAACTCTTTCGATTCCAATGTTTACGAGTTGAAAAGAATTGTTAACACCTGTGCCTTGAAAGTACCTAGGTTTTAAAGTCTGCCCGGCATTGAAAAACAACGCAGGAGTTGTAACACCTCCTTCAATTCTACCTGTCCCAGATCCTTTTGTAAATTGTGGGTTATCAACGATTACAGTGTTTGCAGCATCTGCCCAAATAATCCCATATTGGGACCCAGCACTATAGCCAAGTGAGTTTAATACAAATTGAGTTGTTAATTTGTAGTAACCAGCCGTTGGTATTGTGTAAACTGTTCCGTTCCATGTGCCATGAGTGTCTGAAAAAACAGTTGAAGCGTTGAGCCAAGTAATGTCAGAAGTTGAGCCGCTAGTGTAAGTGGTTGCAGTGTTTACATTGTTTTTTTGAAACACTAACACCCTCGTATCAGCACTATCGCTCATCTGGACGCTTGAGGACCAGCCGGAGATGGGGACTTTATAATTAAATTGCAGGTTGTCGCCAGAAGCCCAGGTAATCGGTGAGGTTTGAGTAACTTCGCCTTGCGAACCAGTAACAGCGCTTTGATACAAAGCTCTTATGCTTGTTGTGCTTAGGTAAACAGATTGAAAGCTAAAGCCTAGAGAGCCTGCGGAAGTATCCAGTCCTTGACCTGTTCCAACTGGAATGTAATTAAGTGCGCTGTTAAATTTTGCAGTGTCTACCGTTAATCCTGATGGAATAGTAAACTGCAAAGCTGCTGCGTTTGGAGCGCCCGCAAGAGTAACCGTAACAAGACCTTCTATTGAATCACCAACACGTCGATATTTTCCCTGATAAGTAGTGTTGGTTGTCCATGTCCCTGTCGGCGTGTAATTTTGCCAATCCGTAATCGGAGTCCCATAAACATACTGGCTTGGGGAGACTGAAACATTGTCAAACTTTACTGAGTAAGCACTTGCACTAGTCGAAGCGCAGTGAATAATTAAGCGGTAGCTTGTTGAATTAGAAGAAGTTTGAAAATAAGCAGAAAACTGGTCGCCAATAGTCGACGAATTGCTAAAAAGCTTAATCGAACTTGGCTCGATCAAAACCGCATTAGTCACATCATAAATGTAAAAGATTAAATCCGAGTCAGTCGTGGTTGAGCCCGCAACAAAAGTCCCAGAATTTACAATATAATCCGCTTGGATGCGCAAAACCTTAGCAACGTCTGTGCTTTGAATTGTAAAATCATAAGATGCGCCTTCGCCTTGTCGGTTAGCTGCATCTTTTGTAAATATAAACGAACCAGAGCCGTCCAGAGGGGAAGTTGTAGCACGAGTGAACGTAACAGTAGGAGTGCCGCCTGTGCCGTCTACAGGACGAGTGCCCGCGGCATCGGCATAAGTAGCCCATCCAAGAGTATTAACTTCAGCGTGACCGTTTAAAATGTAATTGCGGACACCATCAAAGTCATTGATAGAGCCGTCAGAGTTTAAAACCCCATCGGCAGTAAGTAGTTTTGCTCTTCTTCCGCTGAATATTGCTGGACTTCCCATTAGTGACTCCTTAAGTCAGTACGCTTTAAGCGTAATAATTGATGCTTGATTCGCCCACGTTAGCCGTTCCACTGACCGCTCTTATAGAAACCCGAGTAGCCGCTGGAATACGAACGGAAACGCGTCCATTTCCACCAGGAAAGACAAGAATCAACCGAGTCTCAGAAGCCGCAGCTCCTGTCCCCAATTCTAAAGTCTGACCAGAAGAATCGAAGATTTCAATTTCATTGATTGTTGATGCGGTTGACGCAATTAGCTGTGTCCATGCGCTTGTTAAAACCGGAGTCGATGTATAATCAACCCGAGTCGTAGTAACAACGGAACGGCCCTGGACCGCAGGAAAAGCATAGTCAGAAGCTATTACAACCGAGGTTGAATTAGCCGCAGTCGCTTGTCCTAGTGTATTTGGAATTCCGTTATTACGAGTTAAGACTTCGCCTGATGCGTTTACATTAACTCTATGAGCATTGCCCCCAGATTCGCCGCCTATCATTACTAGGCGACTTGGAGATGGACTTGCGTGGACGCCAACTGCGTTAGAGATAATATCAGTATCCGCTAAAATTGCGGCCGCGGTAACTTGCGTTGCAAGTGTACTTCCTAAATTTTGAATTTCAGCTACTGTTTGTAGAGTAGTTGCTTCTGTAGCTGCACCGGTAGGCAAAGGTAAGGTTTGATCGGAAGCAAGAACAACTCCTAATGAAGCCGTCGCAGTCTGTTGACCTAATGCAGCAGGCAATTTGCCATTTATAGCCGACGCACTTGTTGCAATCGATCCAGTGTCTGCATCAATAGTAGTAAGAAGCGCAGTTTGTGAGTCCAATTCAGCGTTAACGCCAGCTAAAGCAGTATGAGTTGTCGCGTCAAATGTTGTTGCTTGGCCTGCTACTGTCATTAACAGTCTATTTGTTCCATCACCAATGCGAGTAATGTCAGGATTTGCGCCTGTATCTGAAAGCTGGACGTTTAAATCGCGCGCCGTGATGTTAATATCGCCAGTTACAGACGTAAGTTTAACCGGAAGTGGAATGTTGTTGGCCGGATTCGTTGTGTCTTCGATGACCTGAGTCGCAACTGCGTCCCTGATAAACTGAATTGGCCCAGAACTTACCGATAAAGTTCCGTCTTCGTCATAAAGAGGCACGACGTGCCGTAAAACAAAGAATTCATCGCCAATAATTGGAGCGGCTGGAAGCGTAGCTCCTAAAATCATTGTGTTGGCGTCTGGTACATTAATAACCATAGCCATGAAGTGAGGGTTCGTGGCTGTCGCCTCAAACCGAAGCACATCGCCTTTTAAAGCGCCGTGTGCTGTGTTTCTAATTATTTGAAGTGGATAAACTGTGTCTACCGAAGTCACTGTTTTAACAATGGCTGTAGTTCTAAAAAGACCATTGATGCGCGTGTCTGAAACAACGTGCTTATCATGGGTCTCGGCGACTGTTACGAACTGAGAAGTTGTTTTTGAGCCTTGCTCGCTATATCCAACAAGAGCGTTGGTAAGCTTTTCCTGACTCGGATACCCTGAAATACCTGACATATACCCTCCGGTGCTTATTGCCCATCTAAGTGGCTAAAATAAAGGGGGCTAGGCCCCCCTTGGAACCCGTTGACTAACCAACAAGGTCCGATGCTGTCGAACCAACAACAAGTAACTCAAAATCAAGTTCCGCCGGAGTAGTTCCGTTGACTGCAAAGCAGAGAACCGTGATTTGTAGCTTGTCTGAATTCGCTAGTTCTAAATGAATAATGCCAGGTGCATGAGGCATCGCTACTGCGATTGCGTTCTGTGCAAAAGGCTGCTGAGTGTTGACTAAAATTGTATAGTCGCCAGCTCCGTTATCGACAATGCTGCAAAACTTTGCGCATAAACCAGACAAAACGGGTGTTCCCGCTCCGGTCTTTCTTAGTGCTAAAAGCTGCATCTGTCTTTGCGGAGAGTCGACCGTATTTGATCCGAATCCCATGTAAAACTCCTATGATAGACAGAGACCCCCACCGAACAGCAGGGGCCCCTCTCAAGATTAGATTGCCAGTCCTGTTACAACACCGTGGAAAGTCGGGATGATGTAGTTCTGGTAGTAGCCGCCGTAACGTGCCTCGTAAGCATCGTCATTGCTCTTACGCAAGAAAATTGTTCCATCATCATCAAACCAACCAAAGTCAGGTCTGTGGTGTACTTGTATGAAATCTGTGTTTAGAGCGTACATTGTGTCGTCTGGACACATACGGTCTGCAAAGATACCGATTGGGCCGGCGTCTGACATATACTCGATACCTTTAAAAGATACCTTGCCTTTAAGTTCAGAAGCGCGTGGATCAACCATGTAAACCTTGTGGTCTTCTAAGAAGTTCAAAATCTTACGATACTGAGTGTAAGAAGTGATAATCTTCTTAGGAGTCTTTCCGCACTTGTACTGAACCTTAATGATAAGCTCATTCATGATGTCAGCAGAAATACCAGATCCGCCAGCAGCGATTTGAGTCGCTTGCCATCTGCGGCCCACGTTTACGCCGTACTCAGTGCCAGTTGTAGCACCAAGGATAGACTTAAGACCTTCAGGGTCGTTGTCTTTAGAGTTTTGCATATAAACAATGTGCGTTCCTGCGCCGATTGCTGTTAAGTCATCAGAACCAGACAAGCGAGTCATCTCGATAGTTCTGCTTGATGGATTAACTTCATCGATGCGGAAAACAGAAGAAAGAGTGTTTACGTTAACATAATCGCCCTCTTCCCAGTGACCTTCTACCCATGTAGCTGCTGTGATAGTAAGAATAGGAGCTGCTGCTGTACCAGTAGCGTTACCGCTGAATGATCCAAGAGCGCCAGTTCCGTCTCCGAACAAAATACGAGAAGCATTGCGGTTCCAAGCTTCAACTGTCTTTTGTACGTTCCACTTCATCGCCTCTACAAAAGCACCTTCATCAGAGCTAGACGCTTTTAAAGCTTCACGCTGGATTTCAGTGGTTGCATAGACCTTTTTTGCAGTCAAAGTCGCTTTTACTGCATTTGCTGGGTTCGGAGTTGGCAAAACGCCAGATCCAACACCACCAGCGAAAAATGTAGGTACTGCGACCTTCATGTCTTCACCGACAAAGCTGTATTCTTTTTTGACTGTACCTAATAGTACGTTTGCGCTGTTATACGCATTTTCAGAGATCTTTCCAAACTTCGTTTTGAAAAGAGCTGACTGGTTCGTTAATGAAAACTGTGCCATATTTTGAAGCCCTCCATTGGCTTATTGTTTTTTAAAATAAATCGTCAAATAACATTGGCTCTTGGCTTGCCATCTTGGCTTGCTTGACTTCGGTCTTTCCCTTCATAAACTCTTCACGCTCTTTTTCCTTTGTCTCGACCTTCTTTTTTGCGGCTTTTACGCCAAAGATAGAATCAAAGATTTCAGGGATTTCTTCAGGCTCAAAGCCCGCTAAAATTGCGTTGTCTGTAAACTGTAAGAGTTTTTGCCGAGCCTCTTGCGCTGTCCACCCTAGATTAAGTTCCTTCATCTTTGTGGTCGCTTGAGTAATGATCCGGTCTTTTTTAATAGCCTCGATGACTGTCTCGGGAGTGAGATTTTCCGGTAGGCCTAATGATTTTACTTCTGAAGGATTCTGATAGATATCCTGCAAAGCTTCATATGCGGCGTCGAAATCCTCGTCCCTAACTTTGGCCTGGGCCTTAAGAGCTGATACTTTCTGCTGTGTTTGTGAGCGTTCAATTTCTTGTTTGCGCTCTGATTCAAGTCTCTCAGCTTTTGTTCTGTGATACTTGTTTTCAGCTTCTAGCATTGCTGCCTTACGTTGATCGTCGTTCAACTGATAATAGTTTTCAAGTAATTTTACGCCGTTTTCATGCCAGCCTTGATAAAATTTAACTGGATCTTGTCCGGCTAGGTCAGCAAGCTTAAAAAGCTTCATTTCTGCGTCTTGCTCTTCAAAGATATCGCGGAGTTTTTGATTCGCCATGTCTTGAGCTTTTTTAAAGGTCTGCTTTTCGACGTTTAACTCAGAGTATTTGCGAGTCCAGTCAGTTTTTCCGGAGTAATTAGATAAAACGTCTTTTAATGGTACAGACTCGAGCTTTCCGTTAATTTTGACATCCAAAAGAGCATCTTCGTCGATTTCAAGATCACCTTCGGCTGTCTTGGCCTTGAGTTTTCGGATAGCTTTTTTAATTTCAGCTTCGTTTTTCTCTTCCTGGGTTTTCTCGTCATCTTTTTCCTTGGATTCTTTGGCCTCCGGTTTTTTGTCGTCTTTTTTGTCGGCGACTTTTTCACCTTTTTTATCATCTGAGCTTAGATCGATGGACTTTTCAGTCTTTTCTTTGGGCTTTTCCTCAGTTTTCTCGGCCTTTTTAGGCTTTGAGCTGATCGTTTCAAGGGCATCCCACAAGGCTCCCGAGTTTTCAGCGCCAGTTACTTCAATGGCTCCGGTCTCGTTTGTTGTAGGATTCGTGATCGGCACGTTTGGATTGATGCTTTCGGACATGATAACTCCTTTTATCGCTTGCCATCATTGGCAATTTACGATTTAAATATTGGCTCTTGCACCCCATGCAGAAAGTTAAGCCCGCTAGAGCCTTGTCGCTTTAGCGGGTTTTTTTATTTAGATTAATTGCTCTTGACCGACTGGTTCAGGCGGCATTGGGGCGGTTGGATCTAAAGGAACCGGCATCATGTCCATTTGCGGAGCGCCAGCCTCTGGCATAGCCCCCGGCAAAGCTTCGCCCGGCATTGGCGGAGCTATCGGCATTAAAGCCTGCACCAATGGGCCTTTATAAACCAAAGGAAACTGCGGCAGCATTAAAAGCTTCTGGGCATATCCTGGATTCACAATAGCTTGCTCAAGCATCATCATCTCGGTAGCTCCTAAGTGATCCAGCATATTTATTTGAACTTCGGGGCGAGTATTGCTCTTAAAGTTAGCATCCTGAATGATCTTAGAGTGGGCCTTCCAATGAACCAAGTGAATCTCATATTCCTGCGGCTCTGGAATGGGACGACTTTCAAGCATTGCTTCATTCTCGGCTTCCGCAGAGACAGATGCCCTTTGAGTTTCGTCAATAAACCGATCGGTCTGAGTAAAGCCCAGCATTTCTAGGATTTGTTCACGCTCAAAAACATCTGGAAACTGACTAGCTAAGTCCAAAAGAAACTGAGTTTTAACTGCTTTAGAATCAGGCAAGGCCGATGAATTCTGAGCAATGACTGCAAAAGGCCCCTGTAAATCGCTAGGGTTAAAGTCGTCAATTTCCCAGTTCCCCTCAGGGCCAAGGATCATAAGAGTTCGCTCGTCCTCTGGCTTATAATACTGAGCGCAGACTTTAAGAATCTTTGAGTACATTTTTCGAACTGCGTTTGAAACTTCGATGACCTCTGGGTTTAACCTTCGAGACTCTGATTCAGAGACGTACTGAAGGGCCACAAAGGCATTTACTCCCGTTGGCGGCTCGCCTTGCACGACTGAGTTTGACTTTCCAAACTTATAAAAGCGCTGCTCAAGCATTTCCTGCTGCTGAATAAGCTGCGGAGATACTGGATTGCTTTGAGCTAAGACCGGACGAGCTGCCCCGCCCTTAACCTTAACGATTGAAACGTCATTGCCTAGGCTTTGATCATCGACCGATCCAGCATCAACAAACCATTTCGGGTGCGCCGCAAGCATTGTCTGCTTAACAACTAAGTTATTAAGATTGTTCACCTGTGAGGCCATGCCCCGAACAAATTCGATCAGGGCTTCGCCGTGCAGTTCTTTTAAATTAATGATGTCCACAAGGCGCTCAAACGGAAGTTCACCGTGCTCATATGGAAGCGGTCCGCGCTTTAGGATCTTATTTCCTACATAAACGCATTCAAACCCGCCTGGAACGTACTTGGTGTCCTTATGCCAGAAAGTGATCTTGAGAGTCTTGCCGATCAGAGACTTTTCAGTCATTTCTGTAAAGTCAAAATAAGATTCTTTCATTTCCGAGTGGATAAAGTCGGCAGACTCTGGAAAATCCAGCTTTAATTCGTCTGTATCGACGTACTCAAACAAATACCCATATCTGACTTGCTCATAGCTTTGGGCTTCTTCAATGAACAAATCAAAAGGCGATGCCAGTAAAAGCTCAACGTCTCCAATTCGCATTGAAGCCTTGGCGGTCATTCCGTCGACCGATTCCAGCATCCCTGCCCCCCCAATTTTCTCCCCTAAGTCTGGATTCCAACGGATCACAAGGAAGTATTCCCCCGCAACCTTGGACCCCTGAATCCATTCTTTGATCTTTCTCTCCGTGTCGTGTTCACGGTCAACGTGCTTTAAGAACTTTTTAGCAACTTTAGCCGCAGCCTTGTCACTTTCTTCATTATGAAGCGGAACGACCTGCACAGTGGGTCTAAATTCCATGAGACGAGCTGTCTTTTCATCGATTAGATCCCTGATTAAAGGCATTGTGATCTGAGGCATATAGCGCTTTCGCTGATCTGGGATGTCCCGAGGCTGATAAACCTGCTGCAAATACTGAATGTTCTTTGCTCTTAGAAAATTATCCTTGATCTTGCGAAGCCGCTCGACATTGGCGTTTTTAATCGTTACCGACTCGGCCTTAAGCCAATTTAAAAGCTCGTCCTCATTGTTTTTATCAATTACCGCAAAAGATTTCTTGTTATAGCCCGCTAGGCCGCCGCTAATGTCCTCAAAAGCATCAAAAGTATCCATAAAAAGCCCTCCGCTGGCTTAGTGGGAATTAAAATTTAAAAATCTTGTCGTCTGGTAATTCTGCCCCAAGCTCTTGAAACTCATCGGTCATTGGTTTTGCTAAGGGGGCGTAGTTATCGCTTGGAACTAGCTGAATTTGGTGTGTCGAAAAGTGTTTTGCCAGCATCCAAACTAGGCAAACTAAAGACACAACTAAAGACAGAATACTTAAGATCAGGGCTGCGATAATCATTTAGTCCTCGTAGGCATCGGTTAAAGCTCTCATAATCATTTCAGTTCGGTAATCGACTGGCTGGCCTTTATCTTTTTTGGCCATTCCTGCGTCCATTAAAGACTCGTCTTCTTCGGAAAGTCTAAAGTTGCTTGGGTCATAACCTAAAGCTTTTAAATAGCCCTTTGCTTTGTCGTCAAAAGCAGGCCTTAGCGGCTCGGCAGTAATTTCCATGTCTTCGCCAACCTGAACTTGATCCGTCATCAGCTTGTTCATCATTTGCTGTCTAAGCGCCTGGCGCTCTTGATCGCTCATTCCAGAGCCCTCCGGCAATCTTTGACGAGTATCCACCGCATTGGTGTAAACCGCAGGCTTCCCATCATTTTGCTTTGACCAGCCAATATAGTCGGCCGGATTCCACTGCTTTGCTTCTGGGCTGTAAACCCTTTGAGCTACCGCGTCTGGATCAAGGCCAAGCATCATTAATTCTCTGCGTTCTTTTTCTGTCATTTAAATCTCCAACATGGAATCAGATTCGAACTCAGATTCAAGGCTAAATCCACGGCGCTCGTCAAGCAAGGGTTTTGGTTCAAGCAGCATTTCCGGCGTAAAGCCCAAATGATCTAAAATGTACTGAAAAGCATTAATTAAATGGTCATTGGCCTTTGGAATCTTGCCGTTTTCGTCCTTTTGATAGCCCTCAAGTTCTTTGCGAAGCATGGGAGTATCTGGGGTCATCTGCACAAAGCCAGAAGCCAAGACGTATCTAAGAACGTTAATATACCCATCAACTCCAAACATATGCTTTCGGCTTGGGTAAAGCCAAACTCTTGAGTCAATTTCTTCAATGGCTGATTTGTACCAAGCGGCAGCTTCATCATATACATAATCAGGCTGGGCCATGTTGTTAGGCTCTGAATTTAAAAGGTGCAGCTTCTTTTGAATTGAGGCCCACATATTTCTTGCGGTCATTTCCTTTTGGTCAGACTCATATATTTCGCCAATTGGAATGATCTGCTTTGTATATGGGTTAAATGCCACAAACAACACGCCAAAAACTGAGGTTGAGGCTGGATCTTGGCCAATAATAAGCTGCCATTTTCTAAAATCATTTGGCTTCTTAAATGGAATGTCTGGAATCTGAAAGATATGCGGAAACACCGAGCCTTTTGAGCCCTTGACATACAATGCCATGTATTCGCGCTGCCATGTCTCGGTTTCGCCAAGCTTAATAAGCTCACGCTCTTTCTTCTCAAGCCATGTTTTTTTTATGTAAGGGTTTGAGCTTGTCGGGGCATAAAACGAGCGCCAACCGTCTTGACCCTCTTCAGCCAAATTCATGTAGTCGACATAGTGATTATGAAAGCTAGGGGGCGTTCCAATAAATAAAGCAGGAACGTCAAAGGCTGCCCGGTTAGGCTCAAAGTTTTGAATTGACTTGATGCGGTGATCCTTGAATTCATCATATGTGATTAGCCCGCGGGGTTTAATTCCGGCCATAGCTGCCTCATTATCCGAGCCCTCCAGCTTAATAAATGAGCCATTTTTAAACCTTATGCGTAGCTCGGATTCATTAATTGATTCAATCCATTCGCTAGGGCCAAAGGTCTGAAGTCTTTTTCCAGCCCAAAGAATTTCCCTAGCTTGCTTGAGGTACGGTTCAAAAATATATGATTCGCTGTTAGGATGCTCAAACGCATAGCGCCAATGACAATACGCCGCAAGCTCAGTTTTTCCGGTGTTCCGGCCCATTCGTACAAAGATGTCTTTTGCGCCTTCATAAAACAAAGCTCTGCCAATAGGTATTTGGGCGTCATGCGGTTTCCAGCGGTTATTCAAGTCATTAAGGCCTTGGGCTAAATTAATCAAAGAATCATTCATATTTTAATCGCCAGCGCCAATATCGGCAATTACGACATTTGCAATCAGTAACTTCTAATGGAAAATAATCTAATTTTCTTGGCTTTTTTTTAAATCCCCAACTTTTAGAATAAGGTGCAAGCATTAGTGCCATAAACAAATCCATGCCAGGACTTTTACAAATAATGATCTTTTTTGCTTTTGATTCAGGCATTGGCCAGTAAAATTCATTTTTATTCATTTCTGTTACCTGACGGTAAAAATGGCTTATCAATATGGGCGGCCATTGCATCGATAACCTGATCGGTATCAATGGATTTTAGGGCCTGGGGAGCGAATGGATCATTGGCCAGGACTTTTATGGCCTCAGCGGTCGATAAAGGCTGCTTGTCTGCATTTTGGCCAGAGCCCATGTCTGCAATCGCAACTGCGCTAAGCTTTGGATAACGGTAGCTTGCAAGCTGTTCCGCGCCACGAAGCCATAAGGCTGCCCAATTTGACTGGTCAGTTCCTTTCTCAGTCCAGGTTCCACCCTTTTTAGTCATGTCCTTTGCAAACAACATTGCCTCATGAATTTCCTCGATAGGATTGCACCCCAAACGCTCTAAGTCCGCGGAAGCTAAGAGAGTTCTCTTGATTGGGTGGTTTACATTCCTACCAGACTTCGCCAAAACTTAAGTCCTTTTCAATTGCAAATGATTTGCATTATCAATTAAGTTAGCCAGCTTATAGTTAGCCGCCTAATAATCAGACGCCATAATTTTAATAATAGAGAGGGCTTTCTTAAGCTCCCATACTTGCTCTTTAAGTGCTTTTATTTCGTCTTCATAGCTTTGAGGGCTTGATTCTGAGATTATAGGATTTGAATCCCAGCCTTTTACTTTTACTACTACTCGATAAGAATTATCGGTCCATTTAATGACCCACAATGTAGAAAAGTCGTACTCTAAGCCCTTCGGAAGCTTATCAACTGAAAAGTCTTTTCCTTCAACTATCGCCTCTATATTGGCTCCGTTTCTAAAAAAAGTTCCACTGCTAAAGCTAGATGCAAAGCCCTTCATAAA